CGCGGGAGAATACGCAGGGTACGGAGGGTGCGGCAGATTTTGCCGCACCTTCATTCAGTTGAGGTAGCTGTAGCCGTGCTTGTCGTGGTACTCACGCAGCAGCTGTTGCAGGTGCGCCACACGTTCAGGCGGGGGCGGCATCGTCTCGGCCGGGGCGGCCTCGATCCTGTCTAGGCGCAGCAGCTTCGCGCGGTGCGCCATGATGCGCAGCATCGTGTCGATGGCTTTGAGGTCGCCGTCGATGGCGCGGTCCCAGATGCCGCGGTGCATCGCGTCCAGTCTCTCGAGCTCGAGGTTGAGCAGGTTTTGTGCCGGTTCCCGCGTGACCCGGTCGAGCGCTTTGACGACGGCCCGTTGGGCGCTGCCGCGGCAGGAGTAGCCGACCTCGGCCGCGATCTGGTCGTACGTCATGCCCTGCTGGCGCAGTTCGATGGCGCGTGCCTGTCGCTGCGCGGCGGCTAGGCGTCGCGGCGACGTGGAGTTTTCACGTGTACCCATGATGCTGATTGTGCCCATGCGTGCAGACGATCGGCGCCTCGCTGAGGCGCTTCGCAGGGTACGGAGGGTGCGGAGGGTGCGGCAGATTTTGCCGCACCCCCTTTCGCTGGCGACCGGTCGTGTGCGTCCGGCCGCTTTCCACCTCACCCCTAACCACACATAACTAGAATTATGTGTGGTAGCTTCTCGGAATGACCACACATAACTCGACCACGGCCCTACCGAATACCGCCGAAACCACCACACATAACTCGACGCCCGAAACGAACGGTCCGGTACCGGTGGTGCTGACACTGGAGCACCAGCAGATGCTGGCGATGTACCGCGCCGATCTCGACGCGCAACCCGACCTGTCGACGCACACGCGAAGCGCCTACATGTCGGCGGTGCGCCGCATCATGACCTGGCTGGACGACCCCGAGATCGATGCCGACTATGCCGCCGACCCGCTCACCGACGACACCGCCCGCGCCTGGGCTATCACCGACTGGCGCCAAGACGCCCTGCACGGCCGCGTGCGGGATCGCTATGGCCGGTACACGACGCTGTCGGAAGCCACGATCAAAGCCACCCTCGCCGGCCTGTCCGATTGGTATTTGCGGCAGGGCATGTGCGCGCTCGATTCGCGCGAGATCAGGCGCCCGGTCGTGCGCCGGTCGACTGCGCCGCCAGCGGTACGCGGCCGCGAACGTGTCCGCCTCGACCGGGCGATCACGTCCCTGTCGGTGCGCGATCAGGCGCTGGCGGGTGTCATGCGCTACGCCGGGCTACGTAAAGGCGAAGCGTGCGGGCTGACCGTGGCCGACGTGACGCTGTCGGCGCGTAAAGGCGTCATCCGCGTGGTCGGCAAAGGGTCGAAGGTGCGGCACGTGCCAGTGAGTGCGCGGCTGCGGGAGCTGCTGCAGGCGTGGATGGAGCAGCGACCCTCCGACGCCGGCACGCGCGCCCTGTTCGTGTCGGCGCGCGGCGGTGCACTGTCGCCGCGGTCTGTCACCGACGTGGTGACGCGGCTGGCGCGCGAGGCCGACCTGCCCGACCTGACGCCGCACGTGCTGCGGCACACCTTCGCGACCGAGCTGGTGCGTGAGGTGGGTGTCGACCTGGTGACCGTGGCCGACCTGCTGGGGCACGCCTCGATCGAGATCACCCGCGGCTACGCGGCGGCTTCCGACGATGACCTGGCCGCCGCTGTCGACGCCATCGACACCACACACCTTCGGTAAGACCGCTGGTCACGCAGGGGGGAACTGTAGTGCCCCCCTGCGTACCCCCCTCGAGAGGGGATGGACGCGACCTGCGAAAACACCACACATAAGCGCCCCGGCCGCAGATTCGGCCGGGGCGCTGCTTCGTGTGCCCATACTTGTGTATGGGCCATGTATGGGCATGTATACCCAGGTATGGGCGGGTATACCTGGCCTATGGGCTAGGTGTCGGGATTGAGTTTGGCGGCTTGCTCGGCCAGTGCCGCGGCCCGCGCCTGGGCCAGTTCGGCGGCGATGCGGTCGGCATCGGCGGCGCCGGCGGCGATGATGGCGCTGAGCGCGACATGGCGCGGCACCTCAGGCCCCAGTGCGGTGCGTACCGTGTCGACGGCCGCGTCAAGCGCGTCGGCGGCTTCGCGGCTGATGTAGTACGACTGCCGCGTCATGCCTTCGGCGTCGGGACGGGTGCCGCGGCGGCCCATAGGCCGTGTATGGGCGGGGTATACCTGGCCTATGGGCGGGGTATGGGCAGCCTGCGTCTCGGTGTTCGACAGGGGGTTGCTGCCTACGCTGAGCCGGCGCTGCATTGTCGTGTGCGACGTGTCGGGCGGCGGCAGTTCGTTCTTTTTGCTCATGCGGTGACCCCCGTTGTGTGCAGTTGGTCGGCGAGGTCGCGGTACCACTGGGCCGCGGTCGAATCGGGCGCGTGCACCGCCACCGGCTGGCGCCGGCGCCAGCCTTCCCTGATCTCTTTGCGGTCGCCGATGGTGGCCAGTACTGGCAGGTCGTGCTGCTGGTAGGCGGCCATGGTCGTGGTGACCACGGAGCCGCGCCGGGCGTCGTAAAGGTTCACCACGAGGCCGGCGATGTCGATGTCGATGCCGAACGCGTCGGACAACGTGGCGATTTGCGCCAGCAGAAGCCGCAGCGCGTCCAGCGATGAGTCTTCGGCTTGGACGGGGATGACGATGCGGCCGCGGCGGTCTGCGCCGGTGCGGGCGGCGTACAGGGCCGAATCGGTCAGCACACCCAGTGAGGGTGGGCAGTCGATGATGATCTCGTCGAAATGGGGGGCGTAGACATCCAGTAGCCGCGACAGCAGCATTTCGCGGGCCGGGCGGCTGTGCAGCTGCGACTCCAACAGGAACATTTCATCGCAGTTCGGCAGTACCGCCAGGCCGTCGAGGGCGTCGACGGGCGCCAGCAGGTCGCCCAGATCGCCGTCGTATTGCCCCAGTAGCGCGGCAGCCAAATTGGCGCGGTCTGGTGCTTTGGCGATGCCCAACGCCACGGTGCCGTGGCCTTGGGGGTCGAGGTCGACCAGCAGCACGCGGCGGCCCGATTCGGCCATGGCCGCGGCCACGTTGACGGCAGTGGCCGTTTTACCGACACCGCCCTTTTGGTTCGTCACAGCAGTCACAGTCATGCCGGTCACGCTACGCCCGCACTATGCCCATACCTGGGGTATACCTGCCCATACCTATGTATGGGCCATGTATGGGCGGCCTATGGGCATGGTGCGGGCGACAGGGCAGGGGCGGTTCGTCATCGTGATTGGCATGAGCGACCGCTATACGTTCCACACCATCACCGAACTGACCATCGGCCACGACATGCCAGACACACCCGCTGTTGAGACTGTCGATGACGATGCGCCTGTCGCCGAGCCATCGCTGCGGCCGTTGCCCGGGCGCGTACCGCCCGACAGGGTGCGGCGTACCTATTACCTCGACCGCGATACCGACACTGCGTTGACCGCCGCGATTGACCGGGTGCATTCGGCCTGTCGTGGCATGGTGCCGCGGCATCAGATCATCGCGGCGCTGATTCGCCGTGGACTCGACGCCGAGACCGAGGTTGTCGACGAGCTCAAGGCGCAGCTTCGCGCACAACTCGACTAGGAACGTTCACGCAGGTGGTGCCCTACCCCTCTCGACGGGGGTAGGGCACCACCAGGACGTTGACGCTAGTGAGCGATGGACCGTATGCGCATCAAGTGCAGTTGAGCGGCCACGGTCACGGTGCCGGTCTCGCCGTCACGGTTTTTGGCCACGTGCATGTCGAGTTCGCCTTCGCGCGGCGACTCGGGGTCGTAATAGTCCTCGCGGTGTAGCAAGACGGCGATGTCGCAGTCTTGCTCAAGGCTGCCGCTTTCGCGTAGATCGGCCAGTTGCGGGCGTTTATCGGGACGCCCTTCAGAGTTGCGGTTGAACTGCGAGCCGAGAATCACCACGATGCCGAGCTTGCGCGCCAGCAGCTTCAACCGCCGCGACACGTCAGCGACTTCTTGCTCCCGCGAGGGGTGTTTACCCGAGGCTCTGACTAGCTGGATGTAGTCCACGACCAGCACCTTGATGCCCCGCTGGGCGTGGTGTTGGTGCGCAAGCCGGCTGATGTCGTCGATGGTGTCGGCGGTGTCGTCGATGGCCAGTGTTTTCATCGGCAGCGATGGCGTGGCTTCCATGACGCGGCTGGTCAGGGCGTCATTCCACGGGTTTTGCTGCAGCGCCGAAAACGGGATAGACCCTTCGGCCGAGATGAGCCGTTTGGTGATGTCACGTTTGGTTTGTTCCAGCGTGAGAAACAGGACGTCTTCGTGACGGGCGGTTTCGCGCGCCATTTGCGCCATGACCGCGGTCTTACCCATACCGGGCCGGCCGGCCACGATCACCAGTTGCCCGGGCTTGAAACCACCATTGAGCTTGGCGTCGAGGTCGCTCAGACCGGTGGGGATCTGGTGTACCGCTTCGTCGGACAGCTCTTGCTCGAGGAAATCACCCCACCAATCGCCCATGACCGCCACCGGCGCGGCCGAAACCGAGTCATCGGATTCCTCGAGGTGGGACGCGATGCGTTCGCGCGCCACCTCGACGTCG